GTTTGAAACCGATGCTAAGGATGAGATGGATCGACTCGCTCCGGTAAAGACCGCAGCGGTGATTCAGACCACTCTTCCGCGAGGCGGCTGGCATAATGCATGTTCTGAAGCGGCTCGCAGGGCGGGTCTTACTGGAACCATCACCTATGAAGACGGAACGACTCTTGATGTTCAAGACTCTGCCAACTTCCAGAAGATGATGGAGATGCGTCGTGCCTACAAGCAGACTAATGGAGAGCGTCCGGCAACTAATCAGATTTTCCAGATCACCGCTAATGTTGACAACCCAGAATTGTTTTGGCAGATTTGGGAGCAACAGGGCGGTGGTGGAGAACGCGGTACGACCGCAGCAACACAAGACAAGAAGGTAATCAAGCCAGGTGGTAAGCCTGCCGACCAGCCGAAGGACGAGAAGATCGTTTCCGATCAGACCGCTCCGGTTGAAAGTAAGCTTGTCATCAAGGAAGAGACAATGGAAGAAAAGGAAGCAGACCGACGTAAGATCGTCCGCACCGAAGCTCCTGATGGAACTAAGAGCGAAGAGATTGTTGAAGAGACGGGCGACCTAGCCTTCGACCACTCCGCTGAAGAACCGAAGGAAGAGGAAAAGCCTGAAGAGGAAGAGTCCTCTGAGGATGAGGACGCAAATGCAGATGCTTCGAAGGAACAGGACAAGGAAGAAGAGAAGGTTCCTGCTTTCGCTTCCAACGAGAATCCTGAGAAGAAGCTTCTTGAAGCATTCGCTCTAGCAGACGAAGCAGTTGATCTTGGTCTAATCGCCAAGGAAGAGAAGCTTGCTTACGTTGCTAAGCTAGAGAAGGAAAGCATGGCACAGATTGAGTCTCGACGTGATGTTCACTCGTTGATCAAGAGCGCGGGATTAACAAAGGCAAAGAAGGTTGCAGGTCTAAGGAGCCTACCACGGGTAGCAGCAACGTCACCGTCGAATGGAAGCGTAAGCCTCAGCGACATTGATGATGCCGCTTTATTCCTGTAATACTATAAAAGCCGATAAACCCTCACTCTGTAATGTGTGAGGGAGGAACCCTAAAACTATGTTAAGAGCAAATTCACTTAAGAGACTAACCCAGAAGCGAACACTCCGACCGCTTTACGCTTGGCACCAGGCTACTCCGTATGCCTGCTTCCTAGACACGGTTGCAGTTGCTTCTACCGTTATCGTCTACCCTGGACAGGTTGCTTCGAAGACCACAGGCGAGCAAATGCAGGTTGCTAACGCAACTGCTATTCCGTTCGGCCTCTTCGCCAACTTCATTCACGGTGATATGGACGAAATCGGTAGCGGTACTGAAATCGGCGTATGGCGTGGTGGACCGGATGCTACGTTCGAAGTTCTGGCCGGACCTAGCTCGACCGAAACGCCTTTGGCACCGGGCGTCACTTGGACATCGCTTAACGCTACCGCTGGTGGTGTAGCTTTGTACTCTGATGCTAACGGACGACTTACCAACACGGGTACGCCGGGTACTAACCCTCGTGCAGCACGATTGGTTGAGGCAGTTTCGAACGCAAAGATCATCGTGACGCTAGATCTACAGGGAGCGTTGACCTAAGATGAGAGACAGACGAGCAATCAAGTCAGACGATTACGTAGCTAAGCTATCGGGTTTGCCGAAGCTAAGCGACGAGGCGAAGACGAGTAAGCTACAAGAGATTTGGGAAGCTGACACTGACCCGCAGAAGCGAGGCGCTTTCCAGCGCATCGGACAGGGAATGGTTGGTCCGATCCAGATCAAGCTTCGATACGAAGGTATCGGACGCAATGTTCTTGTAGAAGACCCGCTAGAGCGTGGTTACCCTATGCCTTACGAAGTGTTGGACGATCTTGGACAGGCTTACGTCCTTAACCAGACGGAAGCTGAAGTCAAGACGACACCATTCGAAGGTAAGTGGGTCCCACCGCAACTCTTCCGTATCGCAGCCTTCCCGTTCATTCGCAAGGAAGACACGTTCTATCTACGTGCAAATATCGTTGAACACGCTCAGGATATGACCCGCGAGGCAATCATGAAGCAGGAGGACGCACGTCTTCTTACACTTCTAGCTTCTGCGATCACTGACTACGCCGCTAACCCGGATCACGTAATCACTCCTGATCACGTTGTTGAAATTGGAGCAGGTTCGCCGCTCGACGTTGTAGACTTCTACGACGCAGTATCGCGCCTAGAGCTTCACGAGTTGGAAGTCTCCCGCGTTCTTATGAACCCGGTAGATGTGCGTGACCTTTACACCTGGGACGTTAATACGACGGGTTGGGCGTTTAAGGATCGCGTAATGCAGGGCGAGACGATCACTGAGTTCGGTGAGTTCACCATTCAGAAGTCGATCATGGTTCCTCAGGGAACGATCTTCTTCCTACCGGAGCCGAACTTCCTTGGTGTCATGCCTGTCGCATACTCCCTCGACGTGGAAGAGAACAACCAGATCGAGCAGTTCCGACGCGGTTGGGTCATGGACGAGCTTATCGGAATGCTAGTGCTTAACCCTCGTGGTCTAGGCGCTATCAAGAAGGTATAATCAGATGGCAAATGGTGCCCCAACTAGTGCAGGTACTCGCGATGTACGAGTCCTAAGGATCACAGATCAGACCGCGCCGCTAGCGGAAGTTGCTAGCGTCGAGAATCCGACTGCGAACCCGCCGACGATTAATCGCTTGGACACAGCAGGCGCAAGTGGTGCAACCGGCCTAGGCCAGCAGGCCCAGATTGATACCACCGAGACTGCACGACTCGCTCCGAGTGAGCTTGTCAAGCGAGCTAAGCCAAGCGCGTTCTAAGCAGTAAGTTGAGAAACACGAGGGCGGCTCTATTAATAGAGCCGCCCTCGTGTTTCTCAACTTACT